CACCGCCTGTATATGAAGATGTCCCCGCTTTTCGAGGGCAGCCCACAGAAAACGTAGAGCCACCCAACGCCTACTTTATGGATAGATTAAGGAATTAATAAACATGGCGGATGAACCTGTAGTTTCGTTTATGGAGCGGTCGGGAGACGACCCTAAGTTGGATGAAATGGCTTTGGACATGGAAATAGAAACTATTGGCACCTCGATGGGGGTAGCAGAAGGAACTCCAGAAGGGATAGAGATAGAGCTGGCCGAAGATGGCGGCGCTACCGTAGATTTTGATTCGGAAGAAAACGAAGAAGAAGCCGATTTTTTTGACAACTTAGCAGAATTTTTAAGCGACAGAGAACTTAGCCGCATTAGCAGCGAGCTTTCTTCGGAGTACGAAGCCAATAAGTCGTCAAGAAAAGAATGGGAAGACACTTACGCTAACGGTATGGAGCTTTTGGGGCTTACTTACGAGGAAAGAACACAACCTTTTCGCGGAGCCACAGGAGTAACGCACCCTTTGTTGGCCGAAGCGGCCACACAATTTCAAGCCCACGCCTTTAACGAACTGCTTCCGGCCAACGGTCCGGTAAGAACAGCGGTCATGGGCACCCCTACCGCGGAAAAAGAACAGCAAGCGGTCCGCGTAAAAGAATTTATGAACTATTACTTGATGAATGTAATGGAAGAATACACACCTGAAGTTGATCAGATGCTGTTTTATCTCCCATTAGCAGGTTCTACGTTCAAAAAAGTATACTTTGATGAAACGCTAGACCGAGCCATCAGTAGTTTTGTGCCTGCGGAGCAGCTAGTAGTACCGTATGAGGCCAGCAGCTTAGACACTTGCCCCAACATTACTCAAGTATTGCGTATGCCACTCAACGATCTGCGTAAAAAACAGGTGTCTGGGTTCTATAGAGATGTGGAAGTACACCCCACACAAGCGGGCACCAACTCTGTTGACGATAAAATAGATGATATTGACGGCGTACACTCCTCTACCATAGATTACGACAGCACTTTATTAGAATGCCACGTAGATCTAGACCTTAAAGGGTATGAAGAACTGGACGAAGAGGGCGAAGAGACAGGGATCAAGGTGCCGTATATTGTCACAATTAGTGAGGATAACGGACAAGTACTGGCTATTCGACGTAATTACCAAGAAAACGACCCTTTAAAGCGTAAAATACAATACTTTGTGCATTACAAGTTTTTACCCGGGTTTGGCTTTTATGGACTAGGTTTGATACATACCATAGGCGGATTATCGCGGACCGCGACTGCCGCACTGCGACAATTGATTGATGCGGGTACGTTATCGAACCTTCCCGCAGGCTTCAAGGCCCGCGGCCTACGGATCAGGGACGACGAAGAACCTTTACAGCCGGGAGAGTTTAGAGATGTAGACGCACCCGGCGGCGCGATTAGAGACAGCTTGATGCCGCTTCCTTTTAAGGGACCGGACCAAACACTGATGGCGCTATTAGGTTTTGTCGTGGAAGCCGGACAACGGTTCGCAACCATTACAGACTTAAAAGTAGGTGACGGAAATCAAAACGCGCCCGTAGGCACCACTGTTGCTATGTTGGAACAAGGTACCCGGGTTATGAGCGCCGTCCACAAGCGGCTGCATTATGCCATGCGGCAAGAGTTTAAATTACTTGCCCGGCTTATGGCAGAATACCTACCGCCTGAATATCCGTATGAAGTGGCTAACGCTGACCAAAGCATTAAAGCGGAAGACTTTGACGACCGCGTAGACATTATTCCGGTATCTAACCCTAATATATTTTCACAATCGCAGCGTATTGCTTTGGCCCAAACTCAGTTAGAGTTAGCGTCGCAAGCGCCTGACATGCACAATCGCTACGAAGCGTTTCGTCGTATGTATGAAGCGTTAGGTGTTAGGGACATTGATAAAATATTAACGGCTCCACCTACCGAAGAGCCTGTGCCTAAAGATCCGGCACAAGAAAACATAGACACTTTGGATAAGATCCCTTTAAAAGTTTTTGAAGGACAAAACCACGACTCACACATTATGACGCATTTAGTTTTTGGATCATCTGGTATTGTTCAAGGCTCTCCAGAAATTGCAGTATCCATGCAAAAGCACATTATGGAGCATGTAAAAATAAAAGCCCAAGAACAAGCTCAAGTGATTTATATGCAGCAAGTGCAACAAGGTCAGATACCGCAGCCTCAGTCTGAAGAAGAACAGATGATGGGTATGGAAGTGATTGTCGCGGAGCTAATTGCAGAAGGTATGCAGCAAGTGAAAGCTCTAGGTGAACAAGTAGCAAATGCAGGCGAAGAGCAACGCCCTGATCCGTTAATCGCGCTTAAAGAACAAGAGCTACAGATTAAAGGACAGAAAAGCCAAGCGGACATTTCTATGGACCAAGCTGAATTGGCCCTTGACCAAGAGAAAGAAATGCGTAAAGGTGATGAATTTCAGCAAAGACTACAAAGCCAAGAGCAACAAACTCAGGCTAGAATAAAGTCTGCGATGGACCGAGAGGCAATGAGGCTACAAAACCAAAACAGAGGACAACAGCGATGAGTGCAGTAAAGATTGTTAGCGGACCCGAAATCGCGGCCCCCGAACCTACTAATAAAGCAGTGATAGACGGGCAAGGTTCTATTTCTTATGCTAAAACAGTAGAGGAAAAAACACCTAATATTGGAAAAGCAACTGTCGTAAAAGGCAAGAAACGTGGCATGGGCGCAGCCCTTCGCGGCGGCAGCTTTAAAAACTGCTGATGAAAGGCGTAAAGCACTATAAGAAAGACGGCACTGAGTGGAAGGGAAACACCCACAAAATGTCGAATGGTACGCTACACACAAACAAAACACACACCAAAAACAGCAAGCGACTTTATCATTTAAGTGATTTATCAAAAACAGCAAGAAAAAAAGCGGTGGCATAAACAATGGTTAAAAAAGGTTTGTACGCAAATATTAGAGCTAAACGAGAAAGAATCAAAAAGGGTTCTGGGGAAACCATGCGAAAAGTAGGAAGCTCCGGGGCACCTACAAACGAAAACTTTAAACAAGCGGCAAAGACAGCAAAACTTTCCGGCGGGGGATTAGTCAGTAAGAAAAACATAGACGGCATTGCAATGCGTGGAAAGACCCGAGCAACACGGAGCACGTAAATGGCTAAACCTTTTGTATACCAATGTACGTTAGATCGCGTAGTCGATGGAGATACGATAGACGTTAATATCGACTTAGGTTTTAAGATTATTCTTGCAAAACAGCGTGTAAGGCTTGTGGGCATTGATACCCCAGAGTCCAGAACCAAAGATTTAGCAGAAAAGAAACTAGGGCTGCAAGCTAAAGAACTGCTACAAGAATTAACCAAAGACGGGTTTGTACTAGAATCACAAGGGCGTGGTAAGTATGGACGTATCCTTGGTGTGCTTTGGGACCTTGAAGAAAATTCAATTAACGAAAAACTAGTTAAAGCTGGCCTTGCAGTTGAATACTGGGGTGGCACTAAAGTAAAAGTGTGGGGCGACTACTAGTGAAAAAGAAAACAGAGCTTCGAGTTTTTGCGGACAATGCTCAAAGAAAATCAAAAATCAGAAGTGTTGGCGGGAACTATGAGTTTAAAGGCGGTAGCGTAAGTGGTCGGGTTAATTTAGGTAGAGGAAGCCCCAGTTTTTCTGGACGGCTTACAAAGGAAATAGGCGACACAACGGTCAGTCTAGGTGGCGCAAAAAAGCCTTTTGATAGCGAGGTCATGCTTACTATAAATAAACGTTTTAAATACGGCGGCGAAGTCAAAAAAACAAAAAAGTATAAACGATCTAAAAATGGGATTTAAACTAGCAATAATACTGGGTATTTTGTTATTTGCTTCTGTTGCAGGCTCGGCCAGTTACATAAAATATCTTAACGGTCAGATGGTTGTGCTCAAAGGCAACCAAGTTATTCTTGAGAGCAAGATACAAGAACAGAATGACTCTATTGATGCTTATCTACAAAAGCAAGAACAGATAAGCTTTCAGCTAAACAGCTTAGAATCAGAGAAAAACGAGGCTTTACGGCAAGTAGGGACACTTAGAGACAAGTTTTCCAA